AAAGACCTCGAAAGATGTCTCGAGCAAGGGTTCGTTGACTCATCCGATTTTAGTGCATTCAAGCACGGTCGGAGGAAGCTCCCGATGTTTTTGTCGGGTTTTTCCAGTCAGATCTTCGACATGGAGACTGGCGTGCTTCTGCGTGATCCGAACATCGATTGCATCTTCGCAATACGACAGTTAACATCGTTGTATGCGAAGATCGAGCTGCCCTGCAGTACCTCCAGGACAGTTCGCGCGATGCAGGACTACGTAGAAGTGGAGTCGGAAGTTGAAAGATGGGAAGAAGATACACTTGAGAGTGACCCCATTGTTAGGGACTTTCTCAAGGTTTCTCGCCTTCTGTATGCTGGGATGTTTGCTAGTGTGGACCATCGGGTCTACACAAACGCAATCATGCCACAGCACGGTCCGGGTGCCACAGCTGATGGACTTGTCGGTAACGGCAAGTTCCAGCAGACTGAATGGACCACTCGACTCGAGAGCATGTTCCCTTACGGGGAATATTGCATCCCGAATTGGAGGTATTACTACCTCCTCGACCGCGTCAACTTCCGTGAGCCTGGAACGGAAAGGCCCGTAAGGGTAGTTTCCGTACCTAAGACGCTCAAGAAACCACGGATCATAGCCATCGAGCCGACTTGCATGCAGTTCATGCAGCAGGCCATCTCGAAGGAACTAGTCCGTGCTCTAGAAGACCCAAATCAGGCCGTAGCTTACGGCATGATTGGATTTTCTGACCAACTCCCTAATCGGGAGATGGCCAGAATTGGTTCCCTAGAGGGTACGCTTGCAACCATCGATCTATCGGATGCAAGTGACCGTGTCTCGAATCAGCTCGTACGGTGGATGTTGGCCGATCACCCTTGGCTTGCCGAGGGTGTTCAGGTAACAAGATCCACTAGGGCTGAGATTCCGGAACTTGGGTTATCACTTCCCAAGCTTCGGAAGTTCGCGTCGATGGGCTCCGCACTGTGCTTCCCGGTTGAAGCTATGGTCTTTCTGGCCATAGCCGTGACAGGGATTTTGTATGCACAGGGCACACCCGTCTCACTCAAGTCTGTTGATGACTTGAGGGGTAAAGTGCGCGTCTACGGGGACGACATCATTGTTCCCGCAGACACTGCCGTGAGCGTGATCGAACACCTCGAGGCCTTCGGCCTTAAGGTGAATCGCGGCAAGACATTCATGAACGGCAAGTTCAGAGAGTCTTGTGGTGGAGATTTCTACGACGGGGTGGATGTTACACCACTTCGTCTAAGAAGGGAAATCCCCACATCACGCTCGAGCGTTCTCCAGACGGTAACTCTTGTCGAGTTCCGCAACCACTTGTATCTACGTGGTTTGTGGAAAACGGCTCGGTATCTAGACGATATCATCGAGGATCTCCTTGATGGTCATTTCCCCATCGTTGAAGATACATCGTCTTGTTTAGGTCGTCGTTCCTTCCTTCCTTACCAGGAAGAAAGGTGCGCCGAGGATACCCATTCCCCAAGAGTGAGGGGTTGGGTTATCCGTCCAGTCATTCCCGGAAGTTCCGTGGAAGACGAATGGGCCCTTCTCAAGTGTCTGACATCGCCTGTCATGCAGGAAGATGCTAGGCATCTGGAACGTTCAGGACGTCCCGCATACGTCGCCATAAACCTGCGGTGGGTTTGCCCGTTCTAGTAAGAACAGGCACAGAGACATTTCCTCCATTTCTGTAAAGAAGTGAAGGCTGCACAGTACTCTTAAGGTGTGGTTTTCACGGACCAGACTTTGAGAGCGTCTCTGGGAGCATCGGAGATCC